CTGTTGCTGATGCAAAAAAGAGAGTCAATGAATTAACTAATTCACAGACAGCCAATACAATTACACTTGACCAAGTTGAAAAGAAGTATAATTCAACTTCAGGTGAAACGAAGCAGGCTTACTATGATCTTTGGGTAGCAACCATTAACCGTAATCATGCTCTTGTAGACCTGAAGAAAGCCCAAGAGGATGTCAACAATATCACTAGCACGAAGCTAGGTGAGATTCCAAAAGATTCAGTAATTGATTATGGCCAAAGAAAACTGATACTTAAAGAGATTGCTTCTGATATTAACAATGTTGTACGAGCAGAAGAAAATGAAGCACAGCATGAATCCTTACTCAATAGGAAGGCGGTAGAAGATAAGAAGACAAGTTACTCGGCTGTAAGTAGAGCAGCTGAAGATGCAGCACGTAAACAACTTGAAATTAATGATTTATTAGCTTCGAATGAAGCTGCTAGAGCTCGGAATGCTCTGAATGCTGAAAAAGCTGCTGCTATCCAAAATGGAGCTGACAGAGAATCATTAGAAGTACAGATGACCGAAAGGCTCACTCAGATAGAAGATGCTTTGATTACTCGAAAGATAGAGGATCAACAAAAGTATCTAAAAGCTATTGAAGAGGCTTTCACCAAAGAAGAAACTCTAATTAATCAGAGGAAGAGAGGTCCGGCAAAAACTGACGCTCTAGAAGACCTCTCACAGCGACGGACAATTGTTGAACAACAAGTTCAGGCTACTATCTCTAAGCTTGAAGAAGATCGTACTACCAAAGCCATTCAGCTAGAGCGGACCGAAGCAGAAGCATTTGTACGAGAAACCCAAGTCAAACTTGCTGCTACTCGTAATGGTTCTCAGCAATATATTGACATCCTTACCCGAGCAATTGAAACTGTTATTCAGAAATACCCGGACGACCTAGAAGCTTTTCGTAAGCTTCAAGAACAGAAAGAAGCTGCGGTTAAAAAGTTTAATGATGAGCAGCGTTCAATAAATGCTATTCAGCAAGATATTGAACGTAGTCGTGCTGCATCCGCGCTCGATATTCAAAGGAGTAGTATCGAGACGCAGTATTCGTTAGGCTTAATCGGAGCAACACAACGTATTCAGCAACTTCGAATAGTTACTCAAAATGAGTATGCTATAGAACTAGCTGCTATTGAAGAAAAGCGTGATCTGTATGAGAAAGATACTGAGAATTGGTGGAGAGAAGAACAGAAAAGAGTAGCCCTTCTAGAACGTGCTCGACAAGCCGAGACTGATCTTGACTCCCAAGAAATTGAAGCGCGCCTTGAGAATTGGCACAAGTTTGAAGGAGAGATCATTACAGGGTTTGATCGTGCTACATCACAAATGCTGTATGCACAGAAATCTTTTGGTCAGGGATTAGCAGAAGCATGGAATAACATGGTAGTGAATTTTGCTGTTACCATTGAAAACATGCTTTTAAAGTGGATCCTGAACCATACCTTGATGCTTGCTGCTGAAAGACTCTTTGGTGTCCAGAGACTAATTCTCCACCAGCAAGAAGAAGCAGGCAAGATAGCGTCATCCGCTGCTGGTGTAGGTATTAGGCAAGAGCTAGAGGCACTAGAAACTCAGGGTTGTTTTGGTCAGACCGGAGCAAGAGTAGCAGCACATAGTGGTGGTGAGGTAGCAAAGACTGGAGCAACAGCTGCTGGAGTCGCTGCACGAGAAGGTATAGAGGGTGGAGGAACTGCTGTTGAAATTTCACAAACAGCAGCAAGAGCAGCTGCACATACTTCAGGTGAAGCAGCCAAGACTGCATCAACAGCTGCTGGTGAAAGTACAAGAACTGGAATTATTTCACTCCACACTGTGCAACATATAGCTCTTAAGACGACAGAACTCCTTCACCACATAGCAGTTGAAATTGGAAAGACTATTGCTACTGCTACACATTCAGCCGGTAGATTTGCTATTGAACTGGCTCATTATGTTAAATGGGCTGTAATGAAAGTATCTGAAATTGCTATACATGCATTAGTTGAGGCGGCTAAGACAGCCGCAACAGCCGCAGGTGCAGCAGTACGGGAAGCAGTAAATATTGCTGCTTACTTGAAAGATATTGCAGGATACGCAGCACATGCTGCTGCTAAGATATTTGCAGATGTTATCACACATGTACCTTTCCCTGTAAACCTAGTCCTAGCTCCGGTTGCAGCCGCAGCTGTCTTTACCGGAGTCATGGCTTATAAGTCTCTTGCAGGATTTGCCACAGGAGGTTTGATACAAGGGGCTGGTTCTGGGACTTCAGATTCTATCCCAGCCATGCTTTCGCATGGTGAATTTGTAATTAATGCTGCTACAGTCAGCAAGCTTGGAATTCCTTTCTTCAATGCAATCAATAAAGGCGAAGCAATGCCTAAGTTTGCTGAGGGAGGAGCTACAGTACAGAAGTTCTCAACAGGTGGTTCTGTAGAAATAAGCTCTGCTCCTAAGTTCGCAACTGGTGGCATGGTAGAAATGAGTTCAGCGCCACGGTTCGCTACTGGCGGTTATGTAGGTCAGACTACAACACAGACATTTTCATCTGGTGGGATGGTTTCAGTATCTAAGTTTTCAGAAGGTGGTTCTGTAATAGAGAAATATGCTGAAGGCGGCTATGTATCATCAGTTGCAAAGTTTAGTGAAGGAGGAGCAGTTGAAGTCAGCTCAACTCAGAAATTCTCGGAAGGAGGTGCAGTAGTACAGAAGTTTGCTGAAGGCGGACTTGTTACAAAATTTGCTGAGGGTGGTTATGTAGCAAAGTTTAGTGAAGGTGGTCCTGTAACACAAAAATTTGCTGAGGGTGGTTATGTCTCTATCTCGAAATTCTCAGAAGGCGGACAAGTTTCCAAGTACGCAGAAGGTGGTTACGTTTCAGTTTCAAAGTTTGCTCAAGGTGGCGCTGTAGGTGATAATACCGCAGCAAGTGATCAGGCTGCTGTAGGTGCAACTGGAGGTCCCGGAGGCGACGCTAATGTAGCAAAGATTGCTGCTGGCATGGATGGGCACGCAATGAGAGTTTATATTGTAGGACAATCCCTCAAAGGAACGTTTGAGGGAGGATTATTTTCACGTATCGTTAATGGTGTATTTGGTTTGTTTGGGCTGGCTGAGGGAGGGAAGGTTTCCGGTCCAGGAACAGGCACATCTGACTCAATACTAGCACGCCTATCGCATGGTGAATATGTAATTAATGCACAAGCAGCATCTAGGGTTGGAACAACATTCCTCGATAACCTTAATACTGGTTCTATAGGCTTGTATGCTGAGGGAGGACAGGTTGGTAATAACATAGTAGTTTCTACACCTACAGCAGCTAATTTTAATACAAAAGTTGCTATGCCGTCAGCTGAGTTTAATGCACCTCTCTTAGATAGTTTAAGTGCAGGAGTATCTTTACAGCCATCTAGTAGTCTTGAATCAAGTTTATCATCAACTTCAAAGATTACAAATGCTGCTAGCAACACGACAACTACAAAGAATGTTCATGTAAATCCTGAAATCACTTACATTCAGCAGGGTGGCCCAGGCCCAAGTAAAAGTGAGTTGCACGAGACAATCGTCAATTCAGTGAACGTAGCTATAAGGCGTGGCGAAATTAAAGGGTTCAACTAGTGTCTAACGCAATCTTTCCTTCTGATGTTCGTGGTCTTACTTTCACTGTCGTCAAGACAATGGAGAATAATACTACGATTCAGGAGTCGCCAACTTTCGTTACTACGCGTATCACTAATTCACCGTTAACACGGTGGCACTGGAGACTTGAATACACGGTCTTATTTGATGATATCTTACGTCCAAACCCATCTTATACCTACACAGATTTTCAGATAATGATGGGTTTCTGCCAAGCTAGGTATAGCAACTTTGATGACTTCTTATATTTAGATCCTGACGCTAATACAGTAGGACCGGGAATAATCACAGCCACCTGGCAACCGAGAACAATTTACATGCTGGGTGATATTGTAATTGCATCCGGACATGCACAGCAGGTAAGTGTAGCAACGAATTATTCACGCAGTGGCTATGTGACTCCTACATTTAGCACAGGTGGAGGCTCAGTAGTAGATGGTGATTTGACTTGGACAGATATAGGAGCAGTAGCAGGAACAGGATGGCCTAATCCCAAAGCATACTTACAGGTTGTGAGTGACGGAACAACTTCGTACAGTCCTTTACAAATTCATATTGGAGGACAGAATTGGGAAGATGTAACTGACTTAGCTGGTGCTTTAACTGTCTATGACAATGGGACAGTCACTACTAACTACACAGTCACAGGGGGCGGGTTTGCAATTGCCGGTTTCTCGGCAGGAGGAATTTATTTAACCTGGACAACTCCTCCTACAGGTCCGGTGACAGCTGATTTTCAATATTACTATCGTGTACGTCTTGAAGAAGACGCTACTGACTTTGAGAAGTTTGCAAATCAAATGTGGTCTATGGGAGGTAGTGAAGGGCAGCAAGGTAAGGGCTACATAAAACTTGTACAGCATTTTCCAATGACACAGCCTGATTCATCAGCTGCTGTTGTCTGGACAGGTACAGGATCACCTATTCCCGTTACACGTCCGCCGACTCCAACCCCGCCTCCAGGGCCACCATCAGGAGGCTCATCAACAGATGACATGCTGACATGGTGTCTCATGCCAACACCGGCGAGGACAACTACACATTTGAGAGGTGATTTGTATGCAGCTTTCTTCTTAGATACAGATGCTGGCTACCCTGGAACCTATCCTTCAGGAGTGTTTTGGTGGATAAAGAATACACTGGGTCATCCTTGGGACGTTGAAAAGTATAATGGTACTTACATTTCTCACTGGATGACAGAAGACGGTGACCCAACTGATCAACCTGCTTGTCATGCTGCTGGGTATGGATCCTGCTGGATTGATCCTTTTGCATATAAGAGATTCATAACACCCGTTCCAATGATGCCTAGATTTTTTACCCAAGGAACAACTATCACCATTGATACTCCCGGTCCTAATACATTTGTTAGAACTACAAATTGCGAATCATCTTTTACAAATATCAACTTAGGTGATGTTCGTGCTGTTACAATGGGCCCATTCAATATGTCTTGGGGGGGTTCTATTGGGACGCAGCCAACGATTCAGAATGATTACTATTATGGTGGAAGGATTTCCGGAGCAACCTTTAAAGATAAAGAGTCGACTTTTTATGTACAGGGTTACGGACGAATTGCATGGAAGTATTACAGACTAATCAGCGGTGCTTGGGTTCTTCAGCAGTCGAGCATTAATAACATAGTAGCAAGTGGTGGATGCCCGGTTCCTTCTTTTCCTTGCGGCCCCGGAAAGCCTTGGTTCTAAAATGTCAAATGCAATCTATCCTTCACAAGTTAGGGGGCTAACATTTACTGTTGTAAAGACTCAGGAGAATTCTGTCATTGTTAAAGGTGGTAGTAACTTTGTTGTAAACACAAATTATCAGAATAGGAATCCTAAGTGGCATTGGACACTTCAGTATTCCGTCTTATTTGATAGTCCTCTTTTTCCAAACACAGTTTTTACTTACACAGACCTTCAAATTCTTATAGGATTCATACAAGCAAGGAACGGAATATTTGATAGCTTTCTTTTCTTTGATCCGGATGACAATTCGGTAGGCCCAGGAGTCTTTACTTCACTTAATGCTCCATGGAAAGCCAATTGGCCTTTCATGCTTGGAGCTATCATCATAGTATCAGGTAACGCATGGCAAGTTTCATCTGCACCTTGGGGAGCAAAGACAAGTGATACTGTTCCAAGCTTTGCATCTAGTCCGCAGATAGATGGAGGAATTACCTGGACACAGCTTGGAGCAGTGTCTGGCGCCGGGTGGCCAAACCCACAAGCCCAATTACAAGTTGTTACAGACGGTACGAATTGGTTTTCTCCCATCCAAAGGCATCTTGGTGGTCAATTCTGGGAAGATATAACAGATTTAGTTTCTGGGATTACAGTCTATGACAACGGATCACTTGTAAGCCCTGTCATTGGCTTTGGTAATCTTACAGCAGGTGGTCTCAACACAAATGGACTTTACTTAAATTGGGGAACTTCTGCTCCAACAAGTCCAGTCACAGCTACTTTTCAATATTACTTCAGAGTAAGGTTTGAAGAAAATAGTCAAGATATAGAAAAATTTGTAAATAGTTTATGGGCAATAGGAGGAGATGAAGGTCAACAAGGAAAAGGCTATCTTAAGCTTGTAAGTGCTCCTTTTCCAACTAGCGGTATTCCGGGAGCTGGAGGATCACCTTTGCCTCCATTTGCCGGCTGTTCTCCTAATGTTCTTACTCTTTATCCAAAGCAAATTACTCTAAATCAAAGAAATGGATTTGCGGCCGGTGTAGCTGGCCCAAACAACTGGTTTACAGTTTTGCAACTAAATCAGTTTTTAGGAGCAGCAGGAGGAGTAGCAACTTTTTCAAACTATGATGACCCAAGTCTTTACGGAGTATCTCGGGGGCAAATTTGTGGCGTTTACAGTTACATACCTTATACACATACATATATCGGATTTGGGCTCGCAATTGTAGATCAAGCAATGTCAGCAAATGGTTTCGGAATGATTGGAGGGCCGAATTCAACCGCCGTAGGAACATTTCTAACAGGTCCCGGGCCGGGAAGCCTTCTTGTAAGTTTAATCCAAGGTTCGGTAACTATTGCTAACATTGATTTTTCTACAATTATTCAATCCTGTTTTACAGGAACATCTCTTCCCGGGTTTTATGGCGATCCTATTACTGGTCATGCTATGGTTCTTGTCTACTATAACTAATGTCAAACGCTATCTTTCCTGCTCAAGTAAGAGGTCTAACTTACACAGTCGTCAAGACTCAGGAGAACTCTGTAATAGTTAAAGAATCAGATAATTTTGTTACTAACACTTTGGTACAAAATTCTGACCCACGATGGCATTGGCAGTTTGAATATTCAGTTCTATTTGATGATCCACTAAATCCTAATCCAAGTTTTATATATACAGATTTTCAAGAGATATTAGGTTTCTGTCAAGCTAGAACTGGTCAATTTGATGATTTTTTATATTTTGATCCTGATGATAATTCTGTCGGACCAGGGGTTTATACATCTTTAAATGCACCTTGGACAGCAAATCACCCTTACATTCTAGGAAGCATTATTATTGTAAGCGGTAATGCTTGGCAAGTAGCATCCGCACCCTGGGGAGCAAGAAGTGATGCAATCCAACCTAGCTTTGCCTCTAGTCCACAAATTGATGGAGGTTTGACGTGGGATCAATTAGGTGCAGTATCAGGTGCTGGCTGGCCTAATCCACAAGCACAACTTCAAGTCTTTACAAATGGTACTAATTACTACTCACCAATTCAAAGAAATTTAGGCGGACAGTTTTGGGAAGATATTACAGATTTTGCATCAGGTCTTTCAGTTTATGATAATGGAGTACTTACTACAAACTACGTCTTGCAGTTTGGTAGACTAAACTTTCAACCAAACCCATCTAAAGGCTTTTACCTATTTTGGAATTCAGCACCTACAGGCCTAGTTACAGCAACTTTTAGTTATTACTTTCGCGTTAGATTTGAAGAACCGACACAAGATTTTGAAAAGTTTGTAAATAGGTTATGGGCAGTTGGAGGAGATGAAGGTCAACAAGGAAAAGGATATATAAAACTAGTTTCATGTCCTCCGGCAGCTCCTTATACATCAAGTGGCTTTACAAATTTATTCTTTCCTACACCACCGGGAGTCTGTCCTGCGGCAACAAACATGGTAGTACTTTACCCAACAACAATTTCTATAAATACATTCCCAGGAATATCGGTAGCACAAGGAGTAGCGGGGCCAAATGCTTTCTGTTCACTAGAATTGAATGCTGTAGGTCTTGGTTCTCCAAAAGCTAATGTTACTTTTGCCGGGTACTCGCTACCGCCCAGTATCCCAGCAGCATCTGTAAAATGTGTCTTTGCTTATTATGTTGCATTTAGTAGTAGTAATGTTGGAATTGGATGGAGTCAGCTTTGCAATGTAACACCCGGAGGCTCAGTTCAAGGTGGAGCTAATGCTTTTATCAATCCTTTTCAGCAAATAGGATATAATAGGATTGATGCTGGTGGAGGATCCTTAGCTCCTCCTGCAAATGTATTTCCGTTCAGCACAATTAATCAATTTACGATTCTATCAGCTTCTCTTCCGGGAACTATAAATCCCCCCTACTTTGCTTACTACAGCCCAAGGATAGTAGTTTACTATTAACATGAGACAAGTCATTAACGGAAGCGGACAGAATACTACCAACTTTGTCACGACTGCTTTGCTTGGTAACCAAGAATTAATCTTAGCTGATCTTTATCTAATTGGAGATCCAAGTAGCTCTCATGCTGTCTGGTTGACTGATTGGAGTACTCCCCTGTTATGGTCTGCTTGGGGTAAATTCTACCCTGCTGTGACTTCACGTGGGTCAATAAAAAGTCAAATAGGGCTTGAAGTCACAACAATGGATTTTGAATGGACTCCATCTAGTATGGATTTTACTGGAGATATTGCTACTACAAGTCCTTATCAGAAAGCGTGGCTTGGGGTTTATGACGGAGTGCCATTTAGGTCTTGGACATGCTATATGCCAACTCCGGGTGACGCTAATACATATGGAGCGTCTGAACTATTTGGTGGTCGAATTGGGAATGTCACAATAAGTCGTGGATCTATCAAATTCTCAGTAACAAGTTTTTTGGATGTAATTAACCAGATGGTTCCGGGACCAGTAGTTGAAAGTACAAATCCAATTTCGGGGTTCAAAGGAGCATCTGGACCCGGAGGTACAAATATTGTACCCAACTTTACTGTGACAACAGCTAGCCAAAACCAAGTAAACGGGTCAGGCGGAACATTTGCAGTAGGTGACTTCACAGATGGCTTCTTATATATGACCAGTGGTCAATTGAAAGGAATGTGGAGCGTTATCACGGGGAACTCAGCCACACTAGCCGGTGTAACGACTTTCAACCTTTCTATGCCTTTTCCCTGGTCACCGGCACTTGGAGATACATTTTATGCTTCATCAGTCTATCCTCTAGACAAAACAACAGCTGGAGCAAACTACTTCGGATTCCCGTTTGTACCGGCACCTGAAACGGCGGTTTAATTATGCCAGTAATTGCTGAAAGTGAAGATGGGATTCTTTGGGTAAATGATGCATCTGTGCGTCAGTTGATTGTAGACGAAGCAGAATCATGGATCGGGACTCCTTATATCAAAAGAGGAACTATTAAAGGTGTAGGTGTAGATTGTGGCATGCTGCCATACATGGTCTACAAGAAATTTAATCTTGTCCCAGATCTTGAAGGTAATTTACCTACTCTAGACGATGGTTGGTTTTGTAATACTTATGATCAGAGATATGCGCGATTAGTTGAACGATATTGGAGGAAGCTAGTAGTAGGGCAAGCCAGGGCGGAGAAGAAGCCTGAATATCTTCACGGAAATCTTGCTCTTGTTAAAACACATGGCAG